CTAGAAGCTGTTGCAGCAAAAGTAGATACTATTACTCAAATGCAACAAGACATAGCAGTAATTAAAGCAAAGGTAATGTGGATGGAAGATTACCTTGTTAAAAATGGAAGTGATAAATAATGGCAACTAGAGATTTTAAAAACTTACCAACAGCAGCAGAACCGGGACAATCAACAGATATTGGAAAAAGAAGTCAAGACATTGACACTTATTTAGCAGAGCAAGTTAAAAGTCCAGAAATAGCAGATGCTGCAAAACAAACATATACACAACAACAAGTACAACAAAATGAATTATTAAGTGGTTCTACTTTAGGTTCTCCTACAACTGTAGGTCAAGCTAGTTTAACTGCTCCTACCATTACAGGTGCAACTCCTGCATCAGCAACAACTATTGCACAACCTACAAATATTGCAGCAGGTCAAATGACTGCGGCTCAAGGTACAGCACAAACTGGTACAGCAGCACAAGGTACAGTAGGAACTCAATCACAAGTTACAGCAGCACAAGGTACTTTATCAGCAGGTGCTACACCGACTGGTGCAACAGCTACACCTACTACTCAAGCAATTGCTCAAGCTGCACAAGGTCAATTATCATCTGGTGCATTAGCACAATCAGTTAGTGGAACAGCAGCAACAGTAAATGCACAAACAGCTACACTACCGGGAAGTATTCAAGCAGCAGTAGGAAGTAATCCGGCTCAAGTTACTGCAGCAATAGTTAATCAACCAACTGCAGTACAAGCACAAGTCGCAGCTTTACCTACTACAACTTTAGTATCAGCACAGTTACAAAGTTTATTACAAGGTATTGAAACAGGTACAGTACCTACATGGGCAAGAGCAGCAGTAGATGCAGTTGATGCCCAATTAGCACAAAGAGGAATGAGTCGTTCTTCTGTTGGTAGAGATGCATTAATTAATTCTATCATACAATCAGCTATACCAATTGCACAAGCTAACTCTTCTATGTTGCAACAAACTGCAATGGCTAATCTTAACAATCAGCAACAAGCAGAAGTTTTAACTAAGCAACAACAGTTTCAAGCACAGTTACAAAATGCTGAGAATGAAATGAAAGCTAATTTAACTGAAGCAGGTTTTGAACAGCAAATGGGATTAGCTAATTTACAAAATGCACAACAAGCAGTATTAACAACAGCTAATCAACAACAACAAGTTAGATTACAAAACTTAGCAAACTTACAATCAACTTCTTTATCTAATGCACAGTTACAACAACAAGTAACTCTTGCAGGTATGAATAACAATCAAGCTGTAGCTTTAGCAAATGCTAAGACTATTGCAGGTATGGATGTTTTAAATTTAAACAACCAACAACAAGCTGTTATATCTAACTCTAATTTATTTAGAACATTTGAAGTAACAAATTTAAGTAATACACAACAAGCAACTTTATCAAATGCTGCTAGATTAGCTTCACTTGATATGGCTAATTTAAATAATAACCAACAAGCACAAGTTTTAAATGCACAAGCATTTCTCGGTATGGATATGAGTAATTTAAGTAACAGTCAACAAGTAGCTGTTCTTAATTCACAAAATAAACAACAAGCTATGTTGTCTAATCAAGCAGCAACTAATGCATCTGCACAATTTAATGCAACAAGTACAAACCAAACAAATCAGTTTATGTCTAGTTTGGCAAATACAGTTAATCAAAGTAATGCACAAAGAGATGATGCTATGTCTCAGTTTAATACAACTGAAGCAAACAGAATAGCACAAGTAAATGCAGGTAATACTTTAGAAGCTGATAGATTACAAGAACAATTAAATACACAAATAGACCAGTACAATGCAAACTTAGGATTTCAAAGAGACCAATTTAATACTCAGAATGCAATAGCAATTGAACAATCAAATGTACAATGGAGAAGACAAACTAATACTGCAAACACAGCAGGTCAAAACTCTGTTAATCAAGCTAATGCAATGAACGCATTTAATTTAAGTAATCAAGGTTTATCTTTCTTATGGCAAGAAATGAGAGATGCAGCTAAATGGGAATATGAAGCTGCACAAAATAGTGAAGATAGAGCAAGTGTATTAGCCCAAGCTGCACTTGGTAATGAAGCTGCAAGTGATGCAGTTAAATCAAATAACCTAAAAACTTTAGGTCAATGGGCAATAGATATTTGGAAAACAATATAGATAACATATGAATGATGTGCAGTCTGCATTGCACTTAATTTTAAAAGCAGACAATTATAAAAATATGTTTAATGGTAATGTTGGACATGCCTTAGATTATATTTTACCTGCAATAAAGTTAGGTCAATACCGAGTATTCAGAAGAGGTGAGTATCCATTTGCTTATACAAGTTGGGCTTACATGAACGAAGAATCGGCAGAACAATTTAAACAAACAGGAATTATAGAAGATGATTCTTGGTGGAACAATGGTAATCAAGTTTGGCATATAGATACTATTGTTGAAAAAGGATTTGATGTACTACCAATACATAGGTGGACATCACATAATATCGCTGAATTAAAAGGTGATAAAACTAAAATTAATTGGATAAGAATTGGTTTTAAAAATAATAATTTTTATATTAAAAAACAAGGACACGCAATAGCAAGGAGTGAAAAACAATGGGTGCAATAAGTAGAGTATTCAAAGGTGCAACTAAAGCAGTAAAAAAAGTAACCAAAGGTGTTACCAAAGCCGCTAAAAAAATTGGTAAAGGTATAGCTAAAATTGGTAAATCTGTTTGGAATGGTGTTAAAAAACTAGGTGGTAAAGCTTTTGAAATGTATGGTAAAATAAGTGGTAAGCTTGGACCTATCGGTATGATAGGATTGTCCATGGCTATGCCATATTTAATGCCCGGTTTTTCAAGTGCAGCAGGTGGACTATGGACAAACTTTGGTGCTAAATCTGCAACATGGGCTAATGCGGCTAACAATCCTTTTTTAAAAGTTATTGGTAATGTTGGTGGTAAAATTTATAAAGGCACAAACTTTATTAAAGGTACTGCTCAAGGTATCTCACAAACTATAGGACAAACATTTAAAGGTTTTGCAAGTGAAGGTACTTTAGGTAGTAGAATCTCAACAGGATTTAGTAATTTATATAAAGGTACAACAGAAGTTTTAACTGGTCAAGCAGGTAAAGGTACTATGATACCTACACAATTTAAAGATGCTTTAGGTACAACAGTAAATAAAAATTTATTAAATGTAAAATCTGGATTAGAATCATCACAGTTTGCAGCATTTAATCCAAACACTATAACACAAACTGGCGGTATTACTCTTGGTAATATGAATGTAGCAAATAAATTTACATATGATGTTACTTCAGCAGCTATGAAAAATGCAGGAGTATTTCAAAACTTTGATGCTAATGCAAATAAATATTTAAATACATTAAGAAAAGTAGGTGTTGATGATAATACTGCATATGAATATTTAAGACAAAATGGTGTTGGTTCTGATGGTATTCTTGATTTTAGTTTATCAGCAGACTTTGCAGAAACAGGTGGAGTTGGTGCTTATGACTTTACTGGTAAAAATTTAAAAGATAGTTTTAAAGCTGCAGATTATAATTACAATATGAAATTTACAAAACCTAAAGTAGAAGGTGATATATTTGCTCAACCAGATTCATTATTGAATCCTAAATCTGGAGTTTCTAAATCAAAAGATTTTGCTAGTGCTGCAGTAAATTCTGCTTTAACAAATCAAAATGAAGACATTCCGGGTTATGAATTAGCTTCTGCTATTAAGTCAACAGAACCTAATACAACAACAGCTAATTATGGTTCAACAACAGGTGCATACACTAAAGAAGGTTTGTTATTAAATGAAGCACAAAGAAATTTCTTTTTAAATCAAAACTTAGATATTAAAGCATAAGAAGTACAATGTCAACAAAGAAAAAGTCAACTGTAAATAAAGCAGGGAACTATACTAAACCGGGCATGAGAAAAAAAATATTTAATCGTATTAAAGCACAAGCTTCACATGGTACAGCAGCAGGTAAATGGAGTGCAAGAAAAGCACAAGCATTAGCTAAAGCTTACAAGAAAGCAGGTGGAGGATATAAATAATGGCATTAGCTAAATCTCAAAAGAGTTTAAAAGCATGGGGGAAACAAAAATGGCGAACAAAATCTGGAAAAAAATCAAGTGTAACTGGCGAAAGATACTTGCCATCTGCAGCAATAAAGAACCTAAGTGCTGCGGAGTATGCGGCAACGACAGCAGCAAAAAGAAAAGATAAGAAAAAAGGTAAGCAACATAGTAAGCAACCTAAAAATATAGCAAACAAGACAAGGAAATATAGAGTATAATATGGAACTAGATAAAGCAAAATTAAATCAATTTGAAGAAGCGGGTATGAATCCATTTAATTCACCTGTTCCGGGTGAGTCATTGACACAAGACCCTAATCAAAAATTTCCATGGGAGCAACCTTCTGAAATTAATGATGTTGATAGTGCTATTAAAGAAATATTTATTAACTTAACAGAAAAAAGTACTTTAGTTGAACTGTTAAATATTTTAAAGAATGGTCAACCTGTAGATGAGATTGCACAAATAATTGCATATAGAGGTGCAACAGTTGGTAAATATAATAATGATTTAATGTTGTTATTATTAGAACCATTAATGTATTTAATTATAGCAATTGCTGAAGAATATGAAATAGACCCAGTTATTTATGAAGGTATGGATAATGATATTGGTGATGAAGAAGATTATGATAGAGCAGTAGAACAAAAAACAAAACCAGAAATTAAAAAAGATAGTGTTCCAGACTCAATATTAGCTAGAGTAAAAACATTACCTTCAGAAGAAGAATTAAGAGGAGAACAATAATATGGCATTAAGTTTTGGAGATATAGCTTTATCAATAGGAGCAGGTGTTGCAGAAAAAGATATGCAGTACATGCAAGAAAAAAGAAATGCAGATTTTAATTTAGCAATGGAAGAGTTTAAAGATAACAAAGCACTTGTTACTAAACTTGCAGAGAATAGATACTCAAGAGATGTTAATAAATATGATGACGAAGTTAAAAAATATGATGCAGTTAAATCTGTTTATAGTGCAATTGAAAATGATAAACTAAGTCCATTTGAAGCAGCATTTAGACTTGCTAGTGTTAATGACCCTAACTGGGGTAAATATGATAAAGCAGAAAGAATTGCAATTGCTAAGAAAAATGCAGAAGGATTTGATTACACTTATTATACTGATGAAGATAGACTTAAAGGTTTATTACCAGAAGGTAAAAACATTGGTGACAAAAAATCATTTAGTGTTCAACATGATAAGTTAGAAATTACTGAACCTACTGCAGATAAATATTTCTTAGATAGTTCTTACTGGAAAGGCAAAGGTCCAAACCTAGATAACTTTAAAGGTGAAAGTATTCTTACTGGTCAAATTAAAAAACTTTTAGGTAAGACAGATTCAGATGGAAATGCTGAGAAAGTAGATATGTCTAATTATATTGCTGACTTAGAAAAATTAAAAACACAAGACATTAAATCTATTATTGGTAAAGAAACTTATACTTCAAATAATATAAGTGATTCTGTACTTGCTATTAGTGAGGGTAATTATGCTTTTGGTGATGGAACAAGTAAATCTATTCCTTCAGCATTATCAAGTAAGTATGCTACATATAGTGGAGTAGCTACTAATGATGTAAGAAAAAGTATTATTGCACCAATGAATGCAATGAAAATAAAAGACATTGATAAGTTTTTTACCTCTAAAGAAAATGGAGAAGTAGTAATATTACCGGGTGGTACTTCAGCTTATATAGATGGTAGAGAATTATACAATGATGTTGTTAATAAATTATATTATAATATTGTTTATTCTAATGGTCAGTTTGCAGGTAGAGAAGAATTATTTACTGACTCTAATATTAATAAACAATACAATATGGAATTTCAAAACAGAAGTATTAAATTAGATTTAAAAGATGCAACAGGACTTTATATTATTCCAAGTAATGTTTTACCAGTAGGTGTAAGTTTAGCAGATTTAGGTATTAATAAAAACGATATTGTTAATTATGTTCAGAAAAATTTTCCTAAAAATAAATCATTAAATGAATCTAAAGAAATGTTAAATGGTTTAGTATTTCAATACATTGCTAAAAATAAAAAAGAAGTAACTAATACTTCTAATGTAAATGAAAATGTTAATAATAAAAATGAAGGCAGTATTACTGTAACTGAAAAAATTATTACAGACATTATGGAATTAAATGAAGGAACAACTAGAGAAGATATCATTAAACAATTACAAGACGATAAAAGATATAATGTACCAGAAAGTATTTTAAGTGGTGGTAATGAAACTTATGATGATAAGATGAAAAACCTTATTAAAAAAGATAAAAATTCTGGTGTAGAATATATTCCATTTGGTTAAAATAAAGGATAACTCATGGCAACTCAAGGGCTAAAACTTCCTTCATATCTTGAAGAGCAGCTTTCTGCTGTCTCTCCTGTAAATAATACAGACAACTCCCCAAAAGAAAATACTCTTACTCTTCCTAAATATCTTTCGGAAGAACCTAGTACTGTGCGTAAGTTACAGTTTGGTGCTGCAGAAGAAACTTATTTATTAGGTGACATTTGGAGATTAACAGAATCTGCTATCAAAGCTATTGGTCCAGATACTTTTAAAGAAGCAAGAGAAGATGTTGAAGAAGATAGATTAAAAAAATTATATGCAGAGTTTCCAGAATTTGAAACAGGACAATATGATAATGATGCTTCAGTATGGGGTGGTCGTGCAGCAGTTATGGTTACTGACCCTTTATATTTATTAATGCCTTGGGCAAGAGCAGCACAAGCAGGTAAATTAATTGGTAAAGGTGGACTTGCACTTACTGGATTAGGTGCGGGTGTTGGTGCAACAGATGCAACTATTAGAGGTTTAGCTAGAGATGGAGAAGTAAGTGGAAAACAAGTAGGATACTCTGCATTAGCAGGTGGTGTTTTATCTCCGGCAGCTCTAGGAGTACAAAAATTAGGTGGTGTTGCACTAAATAAAATGTTTCCTAATTTATTTAAAAACAAAACAAAATTACAATCAGAAGAAATTACTAATACATTAAGAAATAATTTTAAAAATAAATATAATTTAAATGATACTCAATTAGATAATGTTTATAAAATATCTTCTCTTCCAAAAATCAAACAATTGTTTGATGATATAGTTAGAACAGAAAATAATTTTAAAGATTTTATTTTACCAAGAACAAAACTATTAGATAAATTAAATAAAGTTACTAATAATTTTTCTAAGAGTGTACCTTTAAGACCCGACCAATTAACTAGTATTTTAAAAGAAATACCGGGTGGTATGAAAATAAAATTTAAATCTATTGGTGATAAGACTTTATCAACTGCAACTCAAGCAGAAAAGAAAACAATAATAAAAAATATTAAAACAGAAATAGATGATGTAATTAATGCGTCAGTTAAAGACCAAGCAAGAAGAAATCATTTATATCAAGTTGAAGTTATTAAACAAATCCATAAAGCGGGAGGTTTAACTTCTGCTGTAGGTAGAGCATTATCTATTAACATTACAAGACCTATTGTTGGTGCAGGTGCAGGTGCAGTAACTGGAACTATCTTTACAGATTCTGATGAAGGATTTAATAAAATGGTTATGATTGGTGCAGGTTTAGGAATGACACATAGAGTTTTAATGCGTGGTGGTATTAAAGGTATAGCTAAACCAGAACAAATTTCATTTGCAAATATAATGAAAAAAGATTTTTGGACTAACTTAGATAGAAAAATTAGAATAGGAACATCACAAACATTACAAAGTAAATTAACTAATAGAGGTCCAGTCTTAGATGAGTTTTCTAATTTATTATTTTCAAGACCAACTGATACAGTTAGATTAGATTGGTTAGGAAGAGTTGCAAAGAATCAAGATGAAGCTATTGGTATTATTGGTAGTGGTCGTGCAGTAGAAGAAGTTGCAGAAAAAAGAATAGCAGGATTTGTTGGTAGTATTTATGATGATGTCTTAGGTAACTCTGGAGGACAAGTACAAGCAGATGCATTAAATATTGTTAGAGGTTCAAAAGAAAAATTTTCTGATGAAGCTGTAGCTTTATCTGGAAGAATTAAAAATTGGTTAAATGATTTTAGAACTTACTACAAAGATGTAGGTTTTACAGACGCACAACTTATTGATAATTATTTTCCTCGTAAATTTAATTATAAACAAATACTTCAATCAGATGCAAGTAAAGAACAATTTTTACAAACAGTAACTCAAGTATTTAAAAACTTAACTAAAAATGCTTCAGCTAAAAATCCAGTTAAAGTTGGTATGTCTGGTACAGGTAAGCCAGTATTAAGTAAGAAAAAATTTAATGATACAGAAGCTAGACAAGCCGCAGAAAAATATTTTAGAAGTATTACCGACAGTCACGAAAATCCTATTTTAGATTTTGCTAAATTAGAAAGAGGAGAAGTATTAAATTATAAAAATATTACTTTACCTTTAAGTGAACATATTAGATATGAAAGAATACTTCAAGGTTCTTTTGATGATGTAGAAAAATTATTACAACCTTATTTAATTAATGATGTTGGTGCAGTACTAACTGACCTTATAAGAACAAGTGCAAAGTCAGTAGAATTTGCTAGAGTGTTTGGACCAAAAGGTGAATTGATTGGTAACTTTGCAAAAAGATTAGCTTCACAATATGAACAAGCAGGATTTACAAAGATAGGCGGATTCTATGGTAGTGAACATAGATTAGATGCTGAAGCAATTAAAAATGCTGTTAATGCATATTTTGGAAGATATGGTAAAAGTGGCGGACCAAGAGCAAGAACTTTTGGTGCAGTTTTATCTACACTTGCAAACTTTAATATGATGGATAAAGTTACTTTAGCAAACCTTGGTGACCTTATTCAACCTTTTCAAAATAGTAGATACTTTGCATCTGCAATACAAGGTTTTGGTTTTTATCGTTCACCAAAATTTAGCGACCAATTAAATATAATACATACAAAAATTGCTCAAGCTAATTTAAAAGATGCATATATGAGTAGTACTGGTTCTAGTCCATTAACTTTAGAAAGTGGATTAAGTGGTTCTATTAGTTCTTTCTTAGGTAAATCTAATGAAAAATTTTTTAAATTAATTGGACTTGAAGGTATTACTAATGTTGCTAGAAGATATGCTTATAATGTAGGTGTAATAGATGCACATAAAACTATTAGAAAAGTAGTTACAACTTTAGATAAAAAAGGTATTAATAATATTAGCTTACAAAATGCAGATAAAAATTTATTAAAAGATATAAATCATTTAATTAAAACTGGAACAATAAGATTAAATAAACAAGGACAGATTGTTAACAATGATGATATATTTTTTTTAGGAAGAATTAAAAATTTAGAAGATGCACTTGTTGATAAAAGAGCAGCAAATTTAATAGATAATATTGGATTAAAAGCTGCAAACAGAGATGCTTTAATACCTCAAGTTGGTAATAGATTACTATTTACTCAAGATAAAAATCCTTTTATAAGAATGATTGGACAGTTTTCTTCTTGGGCTATGGCAAAATCTGCACAAACAAATGCTATGCTTCAAAGAGTTGAAGATGGAGATTTAAGAACAGCAATAGGTTTAGTATCTTCTCTTGGAATCTTTGGTGCAGTACAAGATTTAAGAGAGTTTGCGAAGACTGGTAAATTTAATACTTATGAACAGATAGATGATGACCCTGCAAGATGGTTATCAGATGCATTTATGATGTCTGGTAATATGGGTTGGTTGCCAACAAGTTTTATTAATCAAATTATTGGTTATGGTAATGATGCTCCAATATTAATTGGTCCGGGTTATAATGTTCTTTACGATTGGAGTAGGGCTTTAGCACAAACTGGAGATGCATTTTTAAATAAAAAAAGTTATGATGAAGCAATAAGAAATTTTTATAAGAACGCACCTATTCCTACAGTAAGAGGAATACTTGATAGAGTTGGTGTACCTTTTATGACTTATAAAAAAGATTCTAATTTATTTAAAAATAAATCTGGTATTACATCTAATATGTTTAATAAAGGTGGTGTTGCTGACAAAACAAGAATGTTATTTAATGAAGGTGATGTAGTAGATAAGTCATTTAGTGATTCATTTGCAGAAGCTAGAGGAAACAGACAAGAATTATTTGAATGGGATGGCAATCAATATACTACAAGAAGAGCAGATGAAAGTGACCAACAGTATAAAAACTTTTTAGGAGTAAATAAAATTGAAGGACCACAAATAGTATTAAAAGAAAAACCTTTAGCACCTGCTAATAATGAACAGTATAACGAAACATTAAAAGGTTATGATGAAATAGTACCTAAAAAGAAACCTATACTTACAGTAGAGAAACCAAAAAAATCTAACTTTAGTTTATTCTCTTCTGCCGAAGCATCAATCCCAGATGATAAACAAGAGATAGAAGTTAATGCTAAAAAGTTTTTAGAAAAAGATATACAACCTAAAGATACAGTAGAAGTAAATAAATTTGGTTGGAATAAACTTGTTAATAAAATACCACCTAATGTTAGATTAATGGTTAATGATGTATTTAAACAAAGTACTGATGGTAAGTTTGATAAAGTATTTACAGAAAAAAATTTAAATACAGAATATAAATCAATATTAAAATCTATTGCTTTAGATGTTTTAAGTAAAGGTAAAACTAATATTGAATATAAAGATTATAAAAGTGTAGAAGGTGACAATGCTTATGCAGATGTTAGTTATACTGCAAAAGGTGTACCAGATATAACTGATAAAAGATTTAATTTAAAAACATCTTTAGGTCAAGCTTCAATAAAAGTAGATAGAAATGGTAATCTTATTATTGTAGATAAATTTAACTTTAATGATTCCGCAGATATAAATTCTTTTACAGACTTTTATCAAATGGTAAAAGAAATAGGTGGGTCAGCACTACAAGGTGAGGGTTATAATCTTGTACGAAAAGTTGGTAAGTGGTTTGGTTCACCAGAAGGTGAAGGACAAACTGTAAGAATTAATTTAGGTCCAGTTGATTTATCTAAATTTAAAAATATTAAAATTGCAAAAGCAAATAAAGGTGGAGTAATAAGAAAACATTTTAGATATGGTGGTGACACTATGGGTGGACCAAATGATAAAAGTAATGCGGGTCAAGGAAGCGGAAGTCAAGGACCTGCAGGTGGTCAATCATCTGGTGGAAATTATGGTGGTGGAAATAATAATAATAATAACAATAATAATAATAACAATGGTAGTACAGCTAGAGAAAGATATATAGCAACTCAATATAACAAGACTAAAACTAAAACCAAAGGGGCGACAAATGGGGGAAGTGGTAGCGATAATAATAATAACACTAGTAATAATACTAAAAATAGTAAGACAGATACAAAGGATAAAAGAAAATACACATCACAAGTAACAAGAGGACCTTATACAAAATATAATATTGATAATCCAATAGATATTAATTCAATATTAAATCCTTCAGAAATAAGTGTAGCAGGAGAAGGTGGATATAAAATATCAAAAGATATTTATTCTCCTACTGGTGAAGTAGTTGGAAATGTATATAGTACAAAAGCATATTTACAAGGAGATGTTAATTTACAAGGAGATACTAATCAATCTTTTAATATAGATTTTAGTAATCAAAAAGGATATGATGCAACAGCTTCGTATGATTTAGATAACAGTATCTTAAGTGGTAATGTTTCTAAATATACTAACATAGGTAATACAGGATATAAGGTTGGAGTAGGAATAGATTACAATGATGGTGATATAGGTCCATCTTTTCAGATAAAGAAAAGCTTTAAAAAGGGCGGATTACTTGACAAAAAAAGAGGTTGACAAGATTTAGTTTGAGGTGTATAATATAGGAGTATGGGATAGCTATAGGTAGTATCCTGTATTTTTAATAACTCGCTTAACAAAAGGAGCAACTATGATAAACCTACCTACTAGGGTCTTTGACCCATTTAAAAACATGACAGTTGGATTTGATGATATATTCGACCAACTATCTACATTGTCTAAATATGAGACACCAAACTATCCACCATATAATATAAAGAAAGTTGGAAAAGATAAGTACCAACTTGATATGGCATTAGCAGGATTTAAGAAAGAGGATGTGATTGTTGAAGTCAATGACAATACATTAACTGTTTCTGGTAAAGCTGTTGATAAAGAAGATGATAGTTTTGTTCATAAAGGAATAGCTAGAAGAGCATTCAAAAGACAATGGACATTAGCTGAACATCTTGAAGTTAAAGATGCACAACTAAAGGATGGAGTTCTGACTGTAGATATGAAGTTAAATCTACCAGAAGAAAAGAAACCTAGAACAATTAAAATAAAATAAAAGGTAGGGGGTGTTAAAGCCCCCTATTAAAATGAAAATTATATTATTAATATTAATACTAACAACAGGAGAAACTATGGCACATGTAAAAGGACACATCAATGTACCTGCACGAGAGATGAAAGAGTCAGAAACAAAAAATAGTTTCTTTCAATCTTTTAAAAACACATTAAAAGAAATAAAAAATTCTAAACCAGTACCTTTTAAAATTGAAGGTCCAGATGAAGTAGTAATAAAAGTATTTAAAAAAGGTGGGAAGGTTTCTAAATGATAAAGACTCCTAAGACTACTAATAATTTTTGGAAAAGTTTCCAATCAAAATTTTTAGGTACATCAAAAAAGAAAATGAAATTTGCAGGTGTTCCAAAAATAAATGTAAAGCTTTATAACAAAGGCGGAAAGGTAAGTAAAAAATGATGACATTCCCAGACATAAAAGACAAAGTAAAAGATGTATGGAACAAGTATAACCATTGTATTATAAGTGCAGTAGTTGGTTTCGTACTTGGTGCTATAGTATTTTAGTATGGCTTGGTTTAGTTTAGCAAAGGTTGCTCTTCAAGCAGGTACTCACATCTTTAAAAAAAGACAAGAGACAAAGATGATGATGGCAGATGCTCAACATAATCATGCTGTGAAGATGGCTAAAGGTGATATAGATTATCAAGGTAAGTTATTAGAAGCAAGACAATCGGACTGGAAAGACGAGTTCGTTTTGGTCGTATTAACACTCCCAATATTAGTGATTGCGTATGGAGTATTTAGCGAAGACCCAACTGCGTCTGCTAAAATAAAAGAGTTCTTCGAACAGTTTCAACAACTGCCCAGTTGGTTCACGAATTTATGGATTCTTGTCGTGGCTAGTATTTATGGTATAAAGGGAACACAAATTTTTAGGAATGGTAAAAAATAATTAAATGATAGATAAGTTTTTATATAATTTTTTTTCAAGTATAGATACTTTCTTTTCTGTTATAGAAAAGTATTCTATAAAAATGACTGAATCTTTATGGCATATAAGAGTAAAACTTTTAAATAGAAAGAGAAAAAGAAAATGAATTTTAAATGGGATTTAAAAAAAGAAATAGATAATAAACGAAAAGAAATTTCTGCTAAGTCTCAACTTCGTAAGAGAAGTAAAGAGAGCATAGCAAGACCTAAAGCTGAAAAGAATATTACTTCTACAGACCCAAGACTACAAGGTATTTAAACTATAAAATATTTTGACAGTATTTTTCTAACCACTCATGTATAGGAAGTAGTTTTCTTTTTGCTTCCTTAACTAAAGATGTATAGAACATTCGTTCTTCTCGACTACGAGAGAAAGCATCTTTCATAACTTGCTCATCCTCTATAGGAAGAGTAGTTATTTCTGTAATCAACTTCCCCTCGTTATCTAAAATTACTTTATACGAAAATATTGTAGCTTCCCTTTTTCGAGTTGCCATATTTTTTTCCTTTGCGATTTAATTATAAGAAGCAGTCCTAGTACAAACAAAGGATAACCAATAATAAAGATTATGATATTTATTAGTTCGTAACTTATTCCTAAAGCTTCTGCCCAAATTTCTAATAACTCTACACACTTGTAGAATATTTTATTTGTAATGTTATTCAGTATCGTCAAAGACATTTGACCAATTACCTTTCACACTAGCTTTAGTATATGCTGAAGCCCTACCTTCAAAAAAGTTTTGGTGTTCAACTCCAATAACTTCATCCCACCAAGTCAAAGGATTATCACTAATACCAAAGTTAGGTTTTAAACCTAGCTGAAGTAATCTTCTATCAGCAATATATCTATTGTATTTTTTCATTTCATCCAAGGTAAGTCCTTGAACATCTCCCATCTCAAACACTAACTCGATAAATTTATCCTCGTGTTCAACCATTTCTCTACAGATATCATACAGTTCTTTTTTAAAATCATCTGTCCATATCTCTAAGTTTTCTTTGATAAGAGTACGAAATACTTTTGTCATTCCTTCCACATGTAAAGACTCATCACGAATACTGTAGTCAACAATCTTACACATCCCCTTCATCTTATTAAATCTTTGAAAGTTAATTAGTATAGCAAAGCTAGAAAACAATTGTAGTCCTTCTGTGAAACCAGAATAAACTGCTAATGCTTTTGCTACATCTTTTAAATCTTTCTTTGTTTTAACTTCACCAGTTTTAAACTGATGAATGTAATCATGTTTAGCTGACATCTCTTCGTACTTAGCAAATGCTTTGTACTCTGACTCTGGCATACCTACTGTATCTAACAATAAAGAATAAGCATGTTGATGAATTGATTCCATGTTTGCAAAAGAACCCATCATCATTCTAAGTTCTGGTTTTTTAAACATAGGAATATACTTTTCATAGTAACCCGAACCTACATCTACATCTGATTGTGTGAACAATCTAAATATTTGTGTTAGTAAATTTTTTTCTGATGGTGAAAGTTTTTGATTCCAATCTTTCACATCTTCATGCATTGGTACATCTTCGGGTAACCAATGTAATTGATTTTGTATTGTATAATAATCGAATGCCCAAGGGTACTCGAATGGTTTGTAATAAGTTCTTTCTTCAAAAACTGGACTTAAGCTTCGCATGATAAACATTCCTCCTCTGTTGCTTCTTGTTCTAGTCTAACTCTCTTTACTTTTAAATTAATATTCTCTGCACTTTTACCTTCTCTACTTCGTAGATAATACAAACTTTTCAATCCTTTTTTCCAAGCTTGATAATGTACCTTGTTAGTGTACCTTAAAAAATTATCATGCTCTTCTTGTTCTGCTTGTACTCTTGGTGCAACAAAGAATAAGTTAACTGATTGTGCTTGACAAATAAATTCTTGTCGTTTAGATGCATGTTCGATAATCCAATTCTGGTCTATCTCATCTGCAGTTTTAAAAACATCCCTTTCTAAATCAGTTAAAAAGTCAAGGTGTTTTACTGAACCAGTATGTTCACTAATACTTTGCCAGATTTTATCTTTGAACTGTTGGTAATCACTATCATATTCTTTTTGTAGTTCCTCCGAGTTGTTCCATTTTTGTTTTAGTAAATTGTGAAGTTGTCTATTCCTTACTTGGAATGAACCATTTAAAGTTTTATGTATAAATACATTTGCTCTGATTGGTTCTATTGAAGGACTAGTACCTCCACAAATAATTGATGATGTAGCATTAGGTGCAATAGCTAACAAGTGTGCATTACGCATTCCTGTTCCTTCCATGTCTGGTGCTTCACCTCTTTCTTCTGCTAACTCCATTGAAGTTTTATTAGCTAACTCTTTTATCTGTCTAAACATTTTTAAGTTTTGACCTGTAGCTATTGGTCCTTCAAATGGTACATTTAATTTTTGTAAGTAAGTATGAAATCCCATAGCACCCAGACCTAAACTTCTTTCTCTGTATGCACTATAACCTGCTTTAGTAAATCCTTCCATACCTTCTTTAACTTTCATTTCTAATACATCACCCTTGTAATCATATGAGAAATCATATGTTTCTTGAATAAAATGTTCAAGAACATTATCTAACATTCGTACCATATCTGGAATAAATGTAGGTGATGTTGACCACTCATCATACTTAGCAAGGTTGACACTTGATAAACAACAAACTGCTGTTCTATCTTCATCTGTAGGTAAAGTTATTTCACTACAAAGATTAGATTGTTTAATACTTAATCCTAATTTTTTCTGTGTTTCTGGCAAACTTCTATTAGAAGTATCTACAAAATGTAAATAAGGTTCACCAGTTTCATGTCTTGTTTCTAAAATTAATCTCCACAATTCTCTAGCATTAATAGACTTAGATATTTTTTTTGAATGCGGGTCTATAAGTTTCCAATCTATATTCTTATTAACTGCAGTCATAAAGTCATCAGTAATATTAATACCATGATGAAGGTTAAGACATTTTCTGTTTGCGTCACCACCAGAAGACTTACGCATAAATAAAAACTCTTCTATTTCTGGATGAGATATATCCATGTAACAAGCATAACTTCCTCTTCTTGTTGTTCCTTGATTGAATGCTAACATCTGACTATCAACAACTCTCATAAAAGGTATTGACCCAGTTGATTTAGAACCATGGGAAGTAGAAGTACCATCACTTCTTACATCACCCCAATACCCACCGATACCACCACCATTACTAGCTAACCAAATGTTCTCATCATAGTGAGAAGATAAACCACCTCTACTATCGGGAACATAATTTAAGAAACAAGAAATAGGTAATCCTTTTTTTGTACCTGCATTAGAAAGTATAGGAGAAGAAAAACCAAACCATAAGTTACTAGCATAATCATATAATCTTTGTGCCATATCCCAATCTGTTTTACCTCTATATGTAGCACCATACTTTGAAGCCCTAGCAAACGCATGTTGCGGTGATGTCTCGTTCTTATCTAAGTATCTATCTTGTACTGTTGCTATACCAAATGGTGTTAAGTTATTATCTCTTTCTAAGTCTATTTTTATTTTCATTGTTTTCCTTCTTTCTCTCTACATTCTCCCGCTATTGACATGTATGCTGACGCATCAATGTAAGTGTCTGGTTTTGGGTTACCAAATTTTGCTCTTGCAATTTTTAAAAGTGTCATACATATTGCAACATCATGTCCTGTAATTGGTATGTCAAAATATGCTGACCAAAGTTTAGCAATATTCTGATGATTAATTACTTTATCACCATAATCATTTGCCCTGTCACCTGTAATTAATTTTACTGCTGTCTCTAAATATTCTTTAGTTATGTTTTTTGTCATCTAACATTTCTCCTATCATTATCTTTTCAAATTCATTCATACCTATATATGTAGCTAACTGAGGATTCTTTTTAGCAAACCAAAAAGTTCCTTGTGCTAAAGTCATTACTTGTCTGTCACCTTCTACAAGATTAACTAACTCAATGTCAATCTTTTTTGTTTTGCCCACACCAACTGGTGTAAATACTATGTATGCTTTACCGCTTTCCATTCTTTGTCATCCATCCTTTCGGTATAACCTTGTCACAAAATTTAATCTTATACTTAGTACACCAGTCAGCATAAGTTGTTTTTGAATTTTTATTTATCTTTACCTTTGCGTTTTGAAAACAAAGACGAATATCGTAGTCACCCATACTTTGTAAGTATAGATGTTTTTTTCTGTCAGCTAAAGTAAATCTGCCCTTTAACTCTACAAAGATATTAGTATGAGGAAAATACAAGTCGGGAAGATAAGTCCGAAGAATAGCCGGTTGGACATAGTTTATCTTCTTGTATTCATAAAAGAACTTAATCTTTTTAGGAAGGTTAGTGATAATCTCTTTTTCAAATTTGCTCCTATATCTTACCATCTTTTGATACCGCTTGGAATATTTTCAGTACCCTTTATTATAGCATCAAGTTGCTCAAATGTCAAGTCCGGATTTCGTTTTAACTTCTTAATTATCCACTTATATGACCACGCAGATAGTCGCACTTGATTTTGAAATACATAGTGTGTTTGTTTAGGTGCTAAATCTAACACATTCTTTTCGTTAATCAGTTTCTTTTCGTGTTCTGGTAGTAAAGAATGAAGCCATTGAACCATAATGGTCTTAGCTTTTCTTCTAATTTTTTTTATTTGTTTTGTATTCATTTTGTACCTTTATTAATTTAAAATTAGTTTCTCTATCAAAGTATCTATAACTCATTCGTACTGGTTTAAACTTATAAAGATAAGAAAATACAATCTCTTCATCTAAATCTTTACAAGAATAAACATCAAGTTGAACAAGTGAGGGATTGTCTTCATCCCAAACATGCATTGCTATATGAGAAGTTTCTATAATAGTAACTGCTGTTAATCCTCTGTTGCCTATGTTGTCACAATACTTTAGATATGGACCACCAAGTATCTTCATGTCTATATCTTTTATTAATTTTTTTAACCAAAGTTTAGTTGACTTTAAATCTTTGGGTGGGTCTAGTACTTCTGCTCTTACAAGTAAGTGCTTGTGTTTCAACATAAATTATTTTTCTATTATCTTCACCTCTTCTACTTTTGGTTCTTTAGCAATGTGTGTGAAGTACACATTACCACTTGCATATTTAAATGCTCTCAATCCTTTACCTTCGTTTGTATCTTTATGACACTCAACTTTGTGTGAACAGAATACACAACCCGCAGGAAGTTTCATGTTACCTGCTTTCTCATGTGGTACTGGTTCATAACATTTAGGTGGAACTTCTTTTAAATCTAACTTCTCTTTAACATCTTTAATTAAAGTTTTAATATTTGGTTTAGTTAAATCATCTGGTCTATACAAAGCAATCTGTCCAGTTGATTTATTGATTGCAAGAAAACCACCTTGTTTTGTTTTCTCATTCTCTTCATATCCTGTTAGCTGTGCGATATAACCAAATGGGTCATCCTCTGCAAGTGTTCCATTCTCAAACTTTTTAAATGAATATGCTGACGCAGTTTTAACATCAACAACTTCACCATCAATCTTACTATCCATGTGACCAACAATACCATCAACACTAACTTTCTTTTGTTGGTCAGTTACTTTGTGTCCTGCTAAATCAGTTAAAAATAAAACAAGATGTTCGAGTAAGTGTCCATACAAAAACTTTAATTGTAAAGAAGGATTTGATTTTTCTTTCTTGATTGGTTTATGTTTGTCATACCAAAGTTGTCTCAATGGTCTTCCAAGTATAGACATTCGTAAAGAACTTCTATCTTGTTTAACTGGATTAATCCAGTCAACTATTGCGTCTTTGATATTACTTAAAAATTTATTTAGTTGTTCATCTGAGACTTCTAGTTTCTTACCATCCCCAAGATTAGTAAGTAGATTATTAATATCGGGAACTAAAGTATCTAATGTCTTAGTGTGTTTCTTTCCAGTTGTTTCCAATTTTATACTCCCCTGTTAATGGACATCTTATATTTAATTCCTTACCCGCATTAGTAATTGATTGAACTGCAAGTTGTCCTAGTTGTTCTGCTTGATTTTCTTTTACTTGATATTGAAACTCATCATGGACATTAGCTACAGGCAAAGCATCAATATTATTTTTCTCAATCTCTCTGTCTAATAATACCAATGCTTTCTTCATTGCTATTGCCCCTGCTCCTTGGATGAGGGTGTTGACTGCTGAGTGCTTTTGTCTGATGATGAGGTTTCTTTGGTCGATTCCTTTGAGATATCCTTTTCCACAAGCGAGGTCCACTCTGTCTCGCAACCTTTTAAGACTTGGTAAAGACTTAAGAAATCTTTCTTTAATCTTTCCTCCATACTCTTGAGACCTTCCGCAGATACTTCCGAGTTTTTTGTTACCTGCCCCATAAATGAACGCATAGATAAATGTTTTTGCAGTATCTCTGCTTTCCAACCCTGCAAGAGTTTGATTTGTAGTGTGTATATCTCCATTAATGACTTCATTAATATACTCCTTATCGTTCATGTAGTGGGATAATATTCTTAATTCAAGTCCACTTGCGTCTATTCCCACTAGTTTATATCCGCTTGGGACTGTCCATAATTCCCTGCATTCTTTTCCATAAGGAGAGTACACAGCAGGGATTTGAGCCATGTTGGGCGACTGGTGACTCATTCTTGAAGTTATTGCACCATTGGTAATAACTCTTCCATGTACTCTCCTATCTTCTGCTACCGCTTCAATCCAAGAATTAATCATTGCAATTCTCTTTTGCAGTAGGAGAAACTCGTTTATCAATTCCGCTTCGGGAATGTTTTTAATCTCTGATAAAACTTTTTCATCAACAATTACATGACCTTTGTCTGTTTTCTTTTTAGGTTTCCAACCTAGTTTCATAAGTCGTTCACCTATTTGTTGTCGTGAACCTAAGTTAAACTCTTGATACTTAACCTTTGTAAATGGTTCACCTTTAACATAACCTCTTGCTTTATTGTTTGACTTAGGTATGAAAGTCTCTTCAATTTTAATTGGTGGAAAAGTTTCTCTAACTTTACTTTGTACTTCATCAATCTTATTCTGAAGTCTAGCAAGTAGGATGTGTGCTTTCTCACTATCAAAAAGAAATCCTGTCTGTACTTGTTTCTCAATAATCCTTGCAACATCATGTTCCAAGTCTATAGATTTTTGAGAAAAATTTTTACCTTGTCTTTGTAATAAGTCATAAACTTTTTTAAGAAGTTTAACATCACGAATACAATACTCTAACATTTCTAAAGAGAACTCAGAAAAATCTTTGAACTCTAACTTATTGTACGCAAACTTATTTCCAAATGCTCTTAAAGAATGTCCACCTTCTCTTACTGGTTTAAACAATCTTGATAGTATAAGTGTATCAGTAACCTTTCCTATCTTAAATAAATCTACACCAAGAACTTTTTTAATAACTGGAGCATCAAATCCTATGATGTTGTGTCCAATAAACTCTTGATAATTCTTCGCATCATTCTGAAATTTATGTAAATCATTCGGAGTATAACATACAAGATTGCCCTTATCACAAATAGTGACCAAGCAAAAAATCTTGTTAGGTAATTCAGAACCATTAACAATTTCGGTTGTCTCGATATCCAAGAACAGTTTTCTCTCACCCACAATTTAATCCCTTCCATTTAAAATTTATCTTCTTCTGTCTCATCACCTTGAGGTTTATCTACTTCGTTAAGTCTGCCAGTATCTTTGTCCCAATATAAGTAACATGCAGGACCAGTCATACCCACAAATCTATTCTTCAATACTCTCAATGTGGTTGTGTTTCTTTGTGCAATATCCTCACTCTGACTATCTCTCTCTAATCCAAGAACCATATCAGATAGCTGAGCAATAGAACCCGAACCTCTTAGTTGTGCAAGTGAAGTGACTGCTCCTTCTTCATGTCCCTTACCATCTGGTCTTCGTAAGTGAGACACTACAATCAAAGCAATATCTGTTTCTTGTACTAGTGTTCTTAGTTTAGTCATTACTTCATCAAGTGCTTTTCTCTCATCACCAAACTCTTGAGAAGATACTATCATACTTATATGGTCAAGAACTATGAACTTACAATCCAAAGCTTTTGCCATGTATCTAACTCTAGCAATAATATTATCTACTGAATTAGAACCGAAGTGATTGTAGAAATAAAATCTACCAGTACCTACTGTCTTGTTGAAGTAGTTTGTTTTATCTTCATCCGATAAATTAATATCGGGTCTTCGTAAAGGTAAGTTAGCTTCTGTTCCCATGATATCTAATGCAGTTATCTTAGGACTTTCCTCTAACATTATCATTCCAATGTTACTCTCTGTACTTTTGAATATATGATATACTAACTCTTTAATGACTGATGTTTTTCCAAGTCCAGTCCCTGCGGTAATAGTAACCAACTCACCACTACGAATACCATAAGTTAACTCATCTAGTCCTTTCCATCCATAATCTATTCTGGATTTTACTATAGGTTTAAGTACCTCAGAAAGTAATTGACTACCTTCTACGATACCATCTGGTGCATGTATAGGTGCATTCCACCAAGCTTTTACATACTCCTCATACTTCTTAGAACGCAGTAAATCGTTTGCGTCTTTGTACACTTCGGGAAGTTTAACTATCTTAACTTTCCCGGGTTGAAATAAGTCTGCAACTTTAACACTTGCTTCTCTTCCAACCTCATCATTATCAAAATTGATAACAATATTGTCGAATTTATCCAACCAAGAATAACTTTTCTTGATATCTTTTAGTGCTGAAGCAACTCCATTCTTAATAGAAACTACTGGATATTTTGAACCTAACATCTGATAGACTGACATTGCGTCAACCTCACCTTCTGTTATGGTTACATACTTCCCACCATTAAATAATTGCTGACCGAACAATCCAGAATTGGATGTCGAACCTAGAATTGAAAATTGTTTATCTTTAACATACCTTGTCTTTGTCGCAATCATCTGACCTGTCTCGTCATAGTATGGATAGATATGTTTTGCGATAAGGTTATTGCCATTGTACATAACCTTAACTCCATACTTCTTACAAGTCTCTGAGTTAATTCCTCTATCTGATATTGAAGATAAAGTACCTTGATGATAACTTAAATCTGTTATCTTTTCTGCTGTTTGCATGTCGCCCCTTTGTTGTTGTTGATTTATCCCTGTCTCATTTGGGAAGAAAGTGGTGCAAGAAAAACAATAGCTACTGCCATCATCATTAACACTTCTCGCATCACTACTTCCACACTTCGAACAAGGGACATGATATTCTACAAACTTAGATTTGTCTTCATTCATTGTCGCCCCTTGTTTAATTATTTAAAACTCCTCGTTGTTACCTTCCGCAACAAACCCACCATCCGAGACATCAAAGTCTTCGCCATATGGTACGAGGTCAAGTACTTGTACTGCTTGTAAATCCAAGCTTGTACCAGACTTACCTGCAAAAGTCCAATCAAAAGCTTTGTATAAAACTTTTACCTTTGAACCATTACCTACTAATACATCAATAGGATTTTTTGCAGAGTCCACTAGTCTCGGCATAGGATTTTTAGTCCCATCCGCCCTAGCAACTTTTCTTTTGAACTTGATAATAGAACCTCTATCATCTTGTTTAACTGAAACACCCTTACCCTTAAACTCCTCGGCAGTTTTATCGTCAACTGCTAAGTCGATTTGATATACTGGGTCGAATGTTGTATTAGGTCTAGTCACACTAGCCCAATATGCTTTTCCTTCAACTGTTGGCATATATACCTCCTATTTTTTTATTGAAGTTTGTATTATATCACAAAACAAAAACAAAGTCAAGTGATAATTTATTTTAAACATAGTCTTAACTCTATTAAGATATTTATATATATTATTATTAATATTATAATAATAACTATTAATAATCTTTAACATAGTTAAATAATTTATTTAAATTAAACATATTATATCATACAATTGTGTCATAAGCAAGGCAAAAATAAATTTATTTTATACCTGCGACATTTTATTTGCTAGATATTCGGCACGACTGGGTGTTTGTTTAGCCCACCTGCTGTCCAACATCTCAAGTTTCGCCCCCTCAAAATTTAACTTGGCAATGTTCTCAAACATTTTATTGAACTTACTTACACCCGCCTTGCCTAATTGGAAACACATGTTACAAAATATAGATATAACTTTCATCTTTCTGTTTATATCTAGTAGTTCAAAGTCTGTGTTTGTCAATCTTTCTTTGACTAAAGAATTTGCATTAGCCCATGCTAAATCAAAGTCTTCATCAAAAACTTCTTGTAACTTTTCTTTACTGTACGCAACTCCTTTTTCAAAGAGGTCGGTGTCTTTTACTAAATGACCCCAACCTATTGTGTCAAATCCTAGAGAATCACTATATATAGTATCTCTAAAACCTTCGTGTTCTTGTATTTCTTTTTTTACCTGTTCTATTTCTTTAAACATTATCATAAAACTCCTTTCGAAATATTTCTTTTATAGGTATTAATACACATTTACTTGCTTTGTTGTCGCCCACATTTTTTGTCAACTTATCTTTGTAACTATCAACAATCTTTTTTAGAATGTCTGTTTTAAAAACAAGTGTACAAAATTCTTTTTGTTTTAACTCTAATCTATGAAACCAATAGTCACTTGTTGTTGCATAGATACCGCTTGGTTTTCCTCTGTACTCATATTCAATGGCTATGTTTCCTGTCTTCTGCCACCAATCTCTTTCTGACTTGACTTCTATCTGACACTTAGAGAACATGTCTTTAACTTTTTGTTCTCGTATCTGTCCATACTTTAAATCAATATCAAACTTTTTATTTCCTGCCATTTAGATAACCCCTTTCAGTTATGTATAAAATTGTTCTTCTTAGTTTGATTGCATAATTTTTATCTGTTGAATAGTTATATAACATTTCAGTTAATAAAAATATATCGTACTCATCAACTACCCACATATCATACATCTTTTCTCTAAACTCTGCATAACTTCTATGACTTAACAAAGTTTCTATGTAGTGAACAACTGATAAACATTTAGTAGGATAAACTTTTAATCCAAAGTTTGCTTCTAAATTTTTTAATGGTTTGATATGCGGTTTATTTAAATCATACTCACGCACACCATATAAATTGTTTCCTTGTATTGCAAATCTTGACCTACCCCAATTACTTTCTAAAGAAGCTTGACCTACAATTATTTCTATAGGTATTCTATCTTTAGAAGGTAAGTCTGCATTATAAAACAATGCACAATTTTTTACTCCTTCTATAAACTCTTCGTTATTATTATATTCAAAGTCATCTTGAAAATTAAAAGATGACTGACATAAAATTAATAAACCTGCACAAATATTTTTTATCATATTAAATCAATCCAAATGTTGATGTGATAATAAAACTCCACATAATTATTAACAAAAAATAAACTATAAGATTTAACATACGAATAACCTATTATTATACCATATCTTTTTATGAATTGCAAGTAAATAATTTTTTATTTATTATACTTGTAAGTCATTGATTTTATTATCTTTTTACAGGTTTAAAAGTGACTTCAATCTCACAATCAAATCCGCAATAGTCGCCATGCCAAGTATTATCTAACTCTTCAAGTAGTCTTATAAACTCTCTACCTTGAATACATTTTTTAGATGTTAGCATTTGTTTTATTTCTGTATCTTTACTTTCCTTACCATTCTTCCATGTAGTATCGTAAGAAAATATTTTATAACTATCTATATGCATTGTTCCTCCTTTCTATTCTGGTGATACTGGGTCTGTCAATGTCTCCATTTGTTCCAGTCTATTTCTTGGTTCACTTGTTTGTTCATACGAAATTGTTTTATGTCCTTGAACAACTTCCCTATATTCTAACCAACCAATAGCTTCATCTAAACCTTTAATAAAAAAAGCTTTTTGTGTTTCATTTTCAAACACATATGTTCTTGTTAGTTCTGCGTCTGAACCCCACGCAATAGTTATCTTTGGTTTTTTATCTCCACTCATTTAACCTCCTTTGTATTCATCTATATTATTTTCTTCCCAACTGCCACCAGAATATTCTGCGTACCAATTATCAAAACTTCCTATTGCATTAACATATTTTTTTGTTTCACCTTCATACCAATCACGCAATTCTTGTAAGTTTTTTTTAATATTTTTTTTAGCTTCATCTTTACTATCCCAATAATAACTATCAAGCATATTAGATTTATATTCATGGTCATAACAATTACTCATCTACACTACCTCCTCTGTTCCCTCATCTGTTATTTCTTCATCAAAACAATGCACCTCTTTATAGTCCGCACCACCATCATTATGAATTTCTAGTGCATCGTCTAATGAGTTAGCTTTGATGACACATTCTTCTCTTACATATTTTTTAACTTCTTGCCAAAATGTGTATTCTTTACTCATCTACACTACCTCCTGTTTCTTTTTTATATCGGG